AATGTATATAAACGAGCCAGTTCTGCACAAGGCACGATTTATATTGCACTGAAAATCCAACATGGTGTGGCTGTGTTCTGGATGACGTCTATTAAGATTTGGCGGTTGGATACGATCAGCAGTCTTTTGTCCAAATAGTTTTACAAGATCGAACTCACTTGCAGATTCTGAATCGTCATAAATTAATGCATAGTCATTAAATATAGGATTGTGGGCAGCTTCAGCCAGCAATGTCAAGCACTGAAAAGTTTTCCCACTAGAGCTGTCACCAATCACATTGGCAATTTTACCTAGCAGAAAACCACCATTGATTTTGTCAGACAAAGCAAGGTTCAGCAAGGCAGAGCCAGTAGAGATAAATTGTTTTTCATCCACTAGTTCTGGCTTCGTTTCGGTGGCACGGTTTACGATCTGCTCGGTCAGACTTGGTGCTCGGTTGATGGTTCGTTCAGTCATAAAATGGTCCGGTTTTATATTATACTCCGAACCGGCAAACGGAGGTCCCTAACCAGTCAGCTCGTGGGTGGTTCTTCTCGCGCACCTATCCCATGAGACTGAACAGGTCAATTTATCTTCTTCTTATTGCTCGACGGATGGATTTCGTTTCCTTTTCTTCTTTATCTTTGTCATTTCCATCATCGTTTTCATCCTCGTGGTCTTTACCTGAACCGCCACAAACTTTACAAGTTTTTCCTTTGGTATTCTCGCCGGATCCTTCGCAGGCCATACAGACATTGTCATCCTTGTTTTCATCCTTGTCGGTTGAAGTGGTTTCTTCCTTCTTGTCAGATTTCCCTCTACCAATTACTCGGCGGGTAGATTTCTTTTCCGGTTCATCCCTTTTATTATCGGTACCGTTGTTGTCTTTGTCTTTGGTTTCATTTCCTTCATCACTACCTTCCTGAAAGATTTTTTCAATCTCTTCATAGGACATGATTTTCATTGCTTTATCCAAATCCACAACAGCTTCCAATGCCTCTTCATCGATATCGTCTCGGTCTTCGAAATCGATTCGACCGGCTTCAAGGAATTTATTCGTACCCATCGTTTTCTGTTCCCAGCGAACTTTGATTGTTTTCCCACCTTCCAACTCTGCAAAAGAAGAATTGGATTCGTCACCTTCCAAGATTTCCGCTTCGAGTTTCCGACCGAATAGGTGAACACTGATGTCCAATATTTTTATTTCACCTTTGCCTTCTTTAAGTACGATGTTGAACAATTCACGTTCTTTCGGTTTTAATCCGGCTACAACATCTTCGTCAGCATCAGGATCACGTTTCAACTTTTGGTATTCCTCACAAATCGGGCACCGTTTGTTAATGGTGCGGGGGCATACCAAGAACTTGTCTTCTGGTCCAACATTACGGTGGGATAAATAAGTACGTTCATACCATAGCTCTCCGATCTTTACTTCCGGGTGATTGTCGGCACTAACCCGATAAGGAATAATGTCAAATTCCTCTGTTCCTTTTTCGGGTTTGTAGAAGTCAACTCCTTCCGGCAAAGCAAGTGTATCTAACCCTCCTGTATACCGGTGTGTTTCTGCCCGATGCCGGACCCGATCCCGCATAGAGTCTCCCATTAATTTTTTCATCATTTTCATTCCTCCTTCTTTTTCTTGTTTCGGCCACGGTGGCCATATTTGTTTCTAAATTCAAACCACGATTGTGCCACACCCCAGCCGACAAGCCGGGCAATAATATATACACAAACAAATAACAACAGCAACATTATCAGTGTTGCTCCGGTCAATTGGATCGGTGATAGATCGGCAATGATCATCTCTTGATGTTCCGTTTTCTTGGTGCTTCATTCATCTTTTCTTTCACCTTGTCACGTGCTCCATCTCGCTCGGTATTCTTGACCCACTCAGCGCCAATGTTGCGAGGGACTTCTGGTCCTGCAAAATAATTCTGTCCCTGCAACCGCACCAAGTTCTCAAGAGCAGCTTTTTTTTGATCAAGGGCACGGACAGCTGCGACCAATATTTCCAGCTCATATTTGGCAGTTGCTAACCGGTCATTTATCTTGGTGTATTCTGGCATTAACAAAATGGTGGATTGTATGCCTCCCTCGGTTATTTTTTCCAATCCATAGGCAGCAGGATTCTTCCGGATTTTCAATCCCATATCAGCCATGACTACATCTAACACTTCTTTGAGCCGATCCGTTCTGTCACGTGCTCCGGCTACCAGCTCAGCATATTTGAAAAATGTTTGCGCTTGTTTAACCCATTCGCAATCCAAAGCATCAGGGTTGATTGAAATATCTTGCTCGTAATTTGTTTCACTCATATGGTTTTTTCCTTATATTATTATACTGTTTAGGATAGCTTTATTTAAGCAATACTTTCGTAGCATGCAAGAGTCAAACCAGGTTTTCCAATATCATATAAAGGAGCACGAAATGACATCAGTACCATAGCTGCTTGTGCATTATTTCCTTTTAGCAATACACTTTGGGCATAACCCAAAACCACCCGGCGGATTGATTCTGGTTCTTGTTTTAATCCAGCAATAATTTTGGCAATATCTTTCCATGGATCCTTTTTAATTAGGGCGCGACATAAATAAATTGCTTCACTTTGTTCAGCAGCTTTTTGTTCAATTTCTGTAGCCATAGCATCCATATCAAGATCAATTACTTCATCGAGTAATTTTAACATTAATCCAGGTGATCCCATACTATTGAGCAGTAAGACATCTTCAAGACCTTCTGGAAATTCGTCTGCATTTTCAAACAACTCATTCCATATTTTTGATAGTAAATCAGATTGTTCTTTATCTAAGAGCGGTTTTAATTCACAAACATGGCAACGTCGAAGAAAAGCAGTTTTTAATTTTCCTAACTCTGTAGTTGCAAAAGTAAAATATGCATGATCCGGTGGTTCTTCTAACAACGTTAGTAAATCTTCTTGCGCACCAGATGTAAGCCGATGGCACTCTTCAATATGCCATATCCGTACGGGACATTTTCCCATCGGTTTCAATCGAACTGTGCGTTTCAATTCACGAACCATCTCAACCCCTCCGGCACCAGGTTCAATTATCCGGTAATTCATTTCGTCACATTTTAATGTATCTCGAATCAATCGGGCGAGTGTTGTTTTACCAAGTCCTGCTTCTCCAGTGATTAAAAATACATGTGGCCGATACTTTGCTTCTCTTTCAATTGCGGTACGTAAAGCTGATACAGTGGTTTTATTCCCTCGTACATCTTCCCATTTTGTAGGCCGATAATCATGTTGTAATGGCATTAGTTTATTCCTTTATTTATTCTATTTCTATACTTTCTTTTTCGTTCCAACTTTCTCCAATAGGAGCTACTTCTACATCAATATTCATAGGAACGTTAATCCATTTCCAATGCTTGCGAATATCATGGCACATTATTTGTCGAGCTTTTCTCAATACGGTTTGTAATTCTTTTGGATGGAAACTGAATACAATACTATCATGAATCTGTCCTAAAATCTTAGTTTCCATTTCGTTGGAAGATAACCATTGATGCAGTTTAGTCATGCTCCATAATACGAAATGAAATCCTGTACCTTGTCCCGGATAATTACATACTTCATTTTTATACATAGGCCCTTGGCAACGAAAACCTGATAGCAAATCAAAGTACCCGTTCTGCAAATAAGCATCGTACCATTTAATTTTCCATTTAGCGAAAATCGGGAAGCGCTCATTCCAAAACCGATATTCTACTTCTTCAATATGGTCTGTAAATTGATCTATGGTTTTTATTTTTACTTTTCGAAGATGATCATATAAAGAAATCCCATCTTCGGTCTTGAGATCATACTCCGCTATAGCTTCCCACATGGAAGGACCTATGTTCGCATAATAACTTCCGTAAAATTCTGCAAAAGTAAAGCTATTTTTTCCAACGTAACGAACCATCTTGCCGATCTGTTCTGGTTGAAGTAAAAAAGCATCTGCAGCAGAGTCTAAATGCATATCTTTCGTAGGGTCTTCAATGTAAATAACTAAATTCGGATCATGATTGTAGCAAGCGTTGCTGATGACTTCGTTTCCTTTATAATCTATTTCACCAATTTGATGGCTGGGAATGAGAGGCAAAATCCCTGTTCGAATAATCTTCCCTTGTATTGGATCTCTTATAGGTTGGTTTTGAAAATTAGGTCCACTGCTACTACTCCGAAAAGAAAGTACAGTGTGGAGATTAAATGATGGATGCAAGAATCCTTCAGACTGATTGTTCAACAAGTTGGAGATAAAAGTATCTTTGACCGTACCTAATTTTCGATGCCGTAATATTAATTTTGTAAACGAGGAATTTATTTTGCGAAGAACTGCAATGTCAACAGATGCTTTTCCTTTTCGGGTAGTTTTGGTGGGTTTATATTTCCATTGGTTGAAAAGCATTTCAGCCAACTGGGTGTCGGAAGTAAATTTTAATTTTTTACCAAAGCGTTGCTTCCATTCTTTTACTTCTTTTGTGCGCCATAATTCTCTTTCTATATTGAGTATGGCATCACCGACTTGGACATCTTGCTTTTGAAGATATTCGACGTCTACTTTAATTCCAGTAGCTTCAATGTCAGTAAAAGCCATAACGCCATCATGCAAAAGTTCATAACCATCCATAGATAAAGGAATCATGTTTCGAATTTTCCTATTTGTTTTTCTGCCAATTGGAATGTCCAGAAAGCATCTAGTGCATTGTACTGCAATAGTTCTTTAGTTACAATATTATCCTTGACCGCAAAATCATCATTATCGTTACCGAAATTTATATCACCGCTCCAATCGGGAACACCGAAGTTGATATAAACTTGATGCTTTAATTTGCAATACCGTTTACGATTATCAATCATGTGAGCTCCTAACATTGTGTCCCATAACCAACTAGCTGTTTCAACTCCAAGACAATGTGATGCCCATTGATGTTCGAATTTCATATTATGTGCAATTTTTTTAATTGACGGATCTACTAATATTTTTTTCCATTTTTTGGCAATTTCGTTTGTCATTGCTCCAGCCCACATCCATTCACCGTTACTGATTCCAACCGATACAATCCTGTGTCCTTTTCTCCAAGGCCGTAAGCCAGTTGTTTCATAATCAATGGCAATTGTATCTCCGGATTCAATACGCCAATCCCATTCTTGAATCATTTGAGGCGTGGGGGCTTCTTCAAAAGGAATTTTGAGATAGCTTAATCCATGTTTAATATCTGCTTGAAAAATTAATTCTTCCATGGGTGTGAGTGGTTGTTTTTTACCACGAATAGCTCTTCCCTTTTGACTTCGAAGAATATATGCCGGATGGAATATTGGACAGATCCAACTTTTTGCTTTCTGATCCGGTATAGTCATGCCGCGCCAGCGTCCGATAGCTCCTGGCGAAACAACTCTACCCAATAAGAAGGATTCCACCGCTACTTGACCCAATAGAAACGTTAGGGCAGGTCTAAATCGCTCTATCTCGGTCTGGATATATTGGCGACAAGCCCCAATTTCTTGAATCGTAGGTTTACGATCTTCTGGTGGTCGGCAACGGACGGCATTGGTTTTACGGCAGTCTTGGTCGAGATTAATTTCACAGTCGGCTAAGGTTTCACGGAAAAGTTGTCCAGCCAATCCGATGAATTGAGTATTTTCTTTATCATCTAGTTCTTCGGGCGCTTCGCCAATGATTAGGATTTTCTTTTCCCCATCGCCACTAATAGGCATCTTGGGTGAGTAGCATCCTTTGTTGAGTTTACAAATTCCGCCACATGAAGGATTGATTTGTTCTTTGTGAAAAAATCCTTTGTGCATTTTAGCCTATGAGTTCCATGCCATAATCATCTATGCCTTCTGGAATGGTAAGGTTCTTTTTCAGCTTCGGTTTATTTCTGCGGAACGGGCGGTAGTCTACCTGGTGCTGCCATCTTCCCCACTTGCGAGAAGTAGTAGTTACATCAGGATGCTGTTCTTGTAGAGATTGAGCCATCTGTAATCGTCCATCTCCTTTATAAAGCTCTGCAGTGTTCCCTCCTTTTACTGTCATCGTAGGAAGTTTGAACGCTATAAATGCATTGAATAAAAATGTGCACCATCCATCTTTCAATGCACGCAAGGAAAGATCTGTATCCTCATTGTACCGACCACGCCATTTATATGGGATGTCATTTTGAATAAGTATGCAGGAATAAATACGGGTGTTCATATAATAAGGAGGAATCACATCTTTACGTGGAGTGAACATATGATAATTGAATCCTGCGAGTGCAACATTTTCATATCTATCTGCAAAATCTTCTGCCGCACGGAATATAGTTCCATCTGCTACAGGTACTTTCTCATTGTTACATAGTCGGTAAAAGCTACGGATGTTGTCGTCCAAGATCCAGTGCCTTTCGGTTCCAAGTTTAACCGAATGTTCCCATACCCAGTTCCGTGCCGGGATAGATCCTTTTCCTAAATTACTGAACGGAAGCTTTAAGATTTTTTCCGGATCAATAACATCGGAATAATTATCATACTCTTGAGGTTCAATTACAACATGATAAGGAACTCCTAAACTATCTAATGCTTTCGCTGTATACGGAGTTTCCCACCGCCCTTTGGAAATAATGTAAACGGGATAAAGTGGATTGAGTGGTTTGCGACTAACGAATCGGCGGGTGGTATTATCTGCCCTTTCGTTTTCAGGGTACCAAATTGATTTTGTTAATCCAGAAAGACTTCGACCGATCAACTCACCAAACGCTATTCGGTCTGCGTCGGTTCGAAAATGAATTTTGATTGAGTGTGATGAAGTGAGGTCTTCTTGGTGGAACGCCGGCATTTTTTTCCAGTACTCTTGCCAGTTTTCTTGCACGTTGAAAAAGCCACTTCGGATTTCAGTTGTTTCCTTTGGTCTATTTATTTTTCTTTTCATATTTTGTTTTCCATCACAACAATGATATGACGTGTTTGAACTCGTCTCCTTTTATTAATATTGCAGATTCTCCTACAACAAAAGTCTGATCCAATTTAAGAGCGCTTCTTAAAATTTCAGGATCAATAGCTAATTGAAATTCAGTTTGTTTGCCTACAACTTTGAGTGTTTCTTTGAGCCAACCATTTTCATTTTTGGCAGTAACTTGCAGTGCTCCAGATTTTTCTAATATCAGCGTGACTTTGTTTTCTTCTTCGTTCGTACTTGTAAAAATGCCAGCCCGTTCAAGAGAAACAGATAGCTCGGTAGGTAGCTTCACGGTTTTTCCATCTACGTCGAGAAGACCCATTACGTCAGGATATTCACCTTCGCCAGCACGGCAAGACAGCACCACATCATTTTTGTTGACGAAGTGAATCCAACCTTCGCATTGTGCTATCGCGTCTGGTAAAAATGACACAACATCTGGAACCATGCGTGCTTGCAGAAGAACGGACTTCAATCCTTTTATTTTTTTAGTAAACATTGCCACCGTCAATTGGAAATTGTCACAACCAAGTGCGCATTTATCTGTAATTTTTATACTGGAAAGTATTTGTGTACTTCTACTTCTTTCTGCACTGAGTGCTGCTAAATGGAGTTTGTCTGTAAAGTCTTTCGGGACAGTAAGCCACCCGTCGTCTTCCGGCATTGGGATTTTCTCGACTGGTAATTTTGCATCTTCGAGGGTGATTCCGGCTTGCAACTTGCCACTGCTCACGAGAAGTTCTGTTTCGTTGCTGATTAATTGGATCTGGTCTTTGCCACATTTAGCCAAGAGTTTGAGCAGTGGTTCTGCCGGAACGGCTCCGCTAAACTCTATGTCTTTTGGTAGAGGATGGCTCACGGCTATCTCATCGTTGAAACTCCAGATGAACCCGTCTTTGAATATAAAACTTGTCGCCTGCTCAACTGTGTCTTCTTGGGCAAGACCTGGACGAAGTTTTTCTAATATTCCCAATAATTTTTTTCGTTCGAATGTAACTGTTTTTTTCATCTTGTGTCCTTTCTATTTTTTTAATACTAATAATTTCATTAAGATCAAATTAAATTAAATCCTTTGGAAATTACCTTATCCGGAATTGCTCTTGGATGATCCGTGACATCTTGTTTAGGAAGTGCTCGCCATAATTTACCAGTCCACCAACGGGAAACTTCTTCATCTGTCCAATGCTTATAATCACAGCGGGAAAATGTAATGCAGCATCGTGAGCAATAAGATGTCGCGGCACGATTTTTATCCCGTAACCGCCTGCGAATTATTTGAAGCTCTTTTCCATACCAGTAGCGTTTGAATCCGCCAACACCTTCAAGAACAGATCCAAATTTGCCAGCGGTTTCTCCCCAATTATCTTGGCAACAAAGAAGATATTTTCCACTCACATGTACGGGAACATAAACGAACGGTTGATTACATCGTCGTGTTAAAGGTTTTACAACTGGTTTGAGACCGAATTTCGCAGCTGCTTCCCAATCAAGATGATTATACCATGTTCCTAATAATCCTGCTCGGAAACGGGACTTCGGCCAATTTTCAGGTTGTTCTTGTAAAACGATTAGTTTAAAATGTGGACCGTAAAATGTCCAAGAGCTAGGAGCATTATCGGGCTTTGCATAATACTCATAAAAAGGAAATTTGGATTTTGTAGCCAACTTAATAAATTTTTCTTTCGGTCCATACATATCTGTATAAATAATGTTCGCTCCAGCATTAAGAAGTTCTTTGTAATTGACAACCCCTTTTAACAGCATCGTGCCGTTGGTCGTGATTTGAATTTGACTTCGTGGGGCTAACTTTCTTGCGATTTGAAGAAACTCAATGATATTTGGATGTAATGTTGGTTCGCCTGCGAGAGCTAAATCTATTCTAACGGTAGGAGATACTTCGTTCAATATAGACCAAAGCTTCTTCCAAACTGATTTTTTCATAAATTGAAATTTACCTTGCGGAAGTAATCTACATGAGCAATGACCACAACGAAGATTGCAACCATGAACTAATTCGATTGCCCAAGCATATGGAGAAGTAGTCCCATAAGGTTTTTCTTTTTTTATAGGTTTTATAGATGGCCAGTTTTGATCTTGAATTAAGT